AGGTATAAAAGTTCCATCTTCTTGTGTTTCACCTAATGTAATTCTATTAGCTAATCTTTTACTTTCATAAGCTAAAGTTGTACTTGCATTAGTTTCTTCAATACTTCTTTTAAGTTTTAACTCATGCCCGTACCATTGCAAACCAGCATTAAAAGCTTTTTGGCCTAGTTCTGCAGCAGCTTGAAATGGAGCTGCCATTGCATTAGGGTTTGCTTGTGCAGTAAGCATTCTACTTCCTGTGTCGGCTGTTTCACCAACTTGTCTTTCGTATGTAGGTACTTTCATTATGCTGTCTTTTGCATTGATAAAATTTGTCCGGTATTTGTTAAGAGTGTTCCCATAGCTGCTGTTTTAGAAACCTCTCTTGCTGCCTTACCTTGCATTCTTTGTAGCTGTCCTTGTAATCTTTGGTTAGTTGCAACTTCAAATTGTTCTAATCTTTTTGTTTCTGATTGTAATCTTTGTGCTGATATATCTTCTTCAAAGTTCATTGCATTTTGTAATAAGATTTTTAATGGTGTTCCTGTACTTGCTAACCAACCATTACCACGCACAGCCATTTGCGTTCTATCGTTTAATTGTTGGAATTTTTTTCTGCTACGTTGAATACCAAACTCAGTAGTCCTTGCAATATTCTCTGCTTGTATTTCTGCTTTTTGTGCATTTCTTTCATTTACACTTGCATTAAAGTTTGCAACTTTTTGTGCTGCTCTTCCTGCTGCTAATTGTGATGATACAGTTAAAGCTGTACCAGCTATCATCATGGTAGTTCCCATTTACTTTACCTTTCCCATTATTAAATAGTCTGCCCCTTCTGGGCCAAACTTTTTCATTAAACCTTCTTTTTTGAAACCTAAAAAACTTGCAAAGCGTACTGCTTTTTTCCAGTCTGCTTTGACACTTGCGTGTATTCTTGTATAAGGTGATTTGTTCATAATATCTTTAGTAGTCTCTACAACAAATTTTACTTTTGTTTGTATTTTGTCTGATCCTATAAACCAAACTTCTGCAACACCTTCCCACATATCTATAAAACCACCCGAGCAAATAATGTGTCCATGTTCTACAATAGTCCAGGAATCATGATCTGCTGCTCTTTGTATATAATGTTCCCAATTATGTTCTGGTGTCATTGTTCCTACGCTTAACTTTCCCTCTAGTACTAATTCTTTAGCGTGTTCAGGTATAAACTTTATTAACCTCAACTGAAATCCTGTATCACTACTCTTGGATATATACCAACTATTGTCATGGGTAGTGGCTGTGTTTGTCTTACAACTATACTACCTTCTGTATCCCAACTGGATGCACTCTCAATAGTTTTATCTCCTGTAAATAATGGAACAGCATTATCAGTATTATCACTACTATCTCTAAAAGGTATTACATCAACATTGCTAATACTTGTTCCTACACTAGCACCAACAGTTCTAAAAAAACGTACTGTTACAGAATGGATTTTTTTAATCTTTGCTTGTGCTGTAGCACTTGCAGATCCACTTTCTAATCGCACTGTTTTTAACGTAGAAGTATACGCTAATCCTACATGAGCTTTTGTAGTAGAACGATCCATAGAGATTGCTCCGCTAGATACTGTTTTATCTGGATGAGCTGATCCCTCTTCTAAAATACTAACTGCTTGTCCTTCTAAATGTTCTAAGCCAGATAAAGATGATGTACTAGTTCCCGAATATGTTAAGGCACTATCTACAAAAAAAGCATCTTGTACATCTGAACCAAAATCAATATTACCTAACACTTCGACATATCTTCTAGTTACACCATTTATAGTTCTTTTAACAACCATGTATAAATTGTCTTGGTTTAGATCTCCGGGTATAACTGCTAAATTTTCTACAACTGCAATTCCTTCATCTGTACTTGCTAGTCGAACTGTGTCTGTAGTAACTATCGTTAAAAAACCAGTAGAGCCATGCGAAGTTTCTGTGACGGTAACCACATTAGAACTAACGGTTGCTGTTAAATTACTTTGCCCATCTATAATTGTTTTTAAATTACTAGCACTTGTATTATTGTTTGTTGCAACTTGAAAATTTGTTCCGCTTCCTGTAGATGCAGTAGAAGTAAAAGTTGTTGTTGTACCGGCTGAGTCTGTAATTTTAATTGTCGTGCCTGCACTAATGTTATCGTAATCTGTTAATGTAATAGTAGCTATTCCAAACCTGCCACCTACTTTATGCTGATGCCATGCAACTACTTGTTCTTCTCTTCGGTAAGTCATTCCAACTAAACGACCATTACCTGTACAAGCCCATACAATACTAAAGGGTTCTTGTTGGTATGCTAGTTCTACAATTCCATCTTCGGTTACATGATCTGCAAGGATCGTTAGATCAACAGCTTGATACGCATCGGTATCATACACATACCCTAACTCTCTTAATTTTCTTTTAGCTCGTTGTACAAACAATGTATATGAGCCTGCTTGTATTGGTTGTATATCAGCAGAACCATACGTTGCTTGTTGTTTAATCTGTACATTGGTAGGTGTAATTGGTTCGTCTGTACCAGATGCTCTGACAACAAATTCTCCACCTGTCGTGCCTACAACTAAACTTCTAGCAGATGCTAAATATAATATTCTATTAACTTGATTACTACCAATCGTATAGTTCATAGCAGAACTATCGCTAGTAGAATCTGTCATGTTTTCAAAGTCACCAGCTACACTAAAAAAAACTGATTGTGGTTGACTGGTTGTACCTGCAAATACTAAACGCTGTTCATAAAAAGCACAGGCTCTTGGGTGACCTGTAGTAGTCGAGAAAGCTCCTAACGACCAATCTGTAGTAGCAATTAATTTTCCTACTAAAGTAATCGTAGGACTAGCACTTTCTGCTACAACATCATCAACCGGCACTAGTGTTATTTCATCACTTGTTACTTTAACTATCTCATAGTCTTTATTGTTTGCACCACTAGATACAACTGAACCGCTTGCAGTTATAATCATACCTTCGGTAAAACCTTCTTCTACAAATTGCTTTGCACTATCTCTTATAAAATCATTGTGTGATGATCCTGTACTACTTGGATCTCCCTCTACAAAACTTATAGTATCACTTGCATAGCTTGGTAGTATTTCTGCTATTCCTAATTCATCTGTTCCCACTGTTCCCACTACAACAGTTGCACTGGTAAACGAAGTTATTTTCACATAACCATTATATATTTTTACAAACCTACCAACATCAGTACTAACAAATGTACTAGTCGATGCAGTTAAAGTACAACTACTTCCAGATCGTGCATCAGCAGTAATGGTTGTAGTCGTAGAATTTTCATCTAAGTACGGGCCATTAATAAAAGTAACATCGGTTAATGTCCAAGCTGTATCACTAGTTCTAGATATTTTTCTTACAGGATGGTCGCTTTGCGTAATGTACATTACATCAGCAGACTGGGTTACCTTAAGTTCTGGTATCTGTGCTGTCGTGTAAGTCGTTGCTACTTCTACTATTTTACTAGCAGTTCCCGCAGATCCATAGGTAGTAAATGCAGAACTGTTTATATTTGTTCCATCAACATCGGTTAGTTGAAATGTGTTTGTTGTTTTACCTGCTACAATTCCTGTAACACCATTAAGCTCTGTCATTCCTACCACGCCACTGATAATGACATGATCACCATTGCTAAAGCCATGTGAGTTAGCAGTAATTACAACTGGGTTTGCTTTGGTTGCAGCTGATATAGTTTTACCTGTTTCAGTTACAATTCCTCCATCTTTGTATACTCTAAAATAATTATTACCAAATTCTAAAACATAAGTATTAGCAGTCGTGGTATTAAATTCAAACGGTATTAATCGTGCTGCACTAGCACTAGATTTTACTTCATGTATAAATTGTGTACCCGGTCTCCTAGCAGCTCCTCCTGCTGGATAGACTACAAAGTTTTCTAAAGTCTTTGCTCCATTAAAATATCTTGTTAGATCTGTACGACCATCTAACCTGTCGGATATTTCTCCTGCTGTCCAGTTAGTGTATTTAGGACTTTGATAAGACATTAGTATCTCGCATTAATAAATGTATCAGCTTTTAATGATCCTAAGTCTGCCCCGGAAGCTCCCGGCATACCCTCTGTGGCATCCACAAATCTTGCTTCTTTAAGTTTAGCTTCATACAAAGAATACATGGTTGATACTAAACTATTATTGTTTGTAATGGAGTAAGCACAATCTGCCGCTAATCTTGCAGACATGGTTTCTATTAATAATGTGTCGTATTCATTAGGATCAGTAATACGAGCAATGTATTTTATTTTCATCGTAGAATTACCAGATACAATTGTTCTGCCTTCTACTTTATAATCGGTGTCTAAATCTTCTATTCTTAAAACTCTTAAACAATATGGATCGGTAGGTAGATTGTAACTATAAGTATATTCCCAAGTAGGAGCAGTAGTATTTTGTGCTAACACTGCTCTTCGTACTAAACAATTCCAAGGATGTGATCTAAATACAGAATCTCTAACAAACGTATATCGTTGGTTCATAATTCTTGCAGGTACACTATCCTCAGTTAAAGAGTTAATAGTAGACGCACCTATATTGTTGAGTGCGGAGTTACATATATCTACTTCTGATGCCATAATATTTCCTTTTAAAAAGAGGGGCTGCTAACGCTAACCCCCCTTAGTTTAATAAGCTGTTAATCTATAACGTAGGTTATAACAAAACATATAGTTCCGCCTTGGTCTCCAGCAGCGTCATGTTTCAAACCAATATAGTATAGGCCTCCGGGATCAGAACTTTGTCCCCCATCTTCCCACACACGTTGCCCAGTTTTATCAATGTCTCTAGCTTCAAATGCCATCTCAGTACCCGGAGCTGCTACTGCACCTCTAAGTGCTGTTGATGCACTTGCATAACAATCATCATCAATCGCCGTAACGGTTGTTGAATCAGAATACAGACCAACATCGGTAGTAATAGTCGTACCACTATCAATATCATCATGATAAAGCTTGATCGATACAACAGATGCTCCTGTTGGAATTGGTGCAAGCATAATAGTGTCTCCGCCTGTGAAGTCACCAGCTACACACTCAACAATTCCTTGAGCGATCTTCATTGTACCACCTAGTTGATAAACAGGAGACTTCACTTGAGGTGAAGCCTGTAGATTGCTTATTAGCGTTCCATTTTTATTAGCCATTATTCAATCCCCTATTCATTACAAGCTATTTCAACTACAGATGTTTCCTGCATTCTAGTAGCACCAATATCCATACAATAGTACACTTGAGTACTAAATGATTTATCAGCTCGCTCTTCGATCCTTGCAGTCACGTCTTTACCAACGCCAAGTTTAATTGCATCTTCTGTGAAGGCAATAACCTGTCGACTAGTTCCATCTGAAGTCAAACGGTTTGATGTTAAAAATTTAAAACCAACAAATGTGTCGACCTCTCCTTGTACTAAAGCTCTTACAGTGTTGAAGTCAGCACTGGTAACAGCAGTAATATTTAAAAGATCTTCAATCTGTTCAGGAGATACAACGATATATCTCTGAAGAGATGGGTCTATGTCCGCTTCATCTAATAACTTCTTAGCTGTTACTAGTTTAGCTTGTGTTAAACCCGCACTACCATGAGCAATTTTTTGCCCGGCAGGTAATGCTGTTGATGTTGATCCTGTGACACCGGTAGATGCTGATCCAAGAGCTGCTGCTATAATTACATCATCCATGGATCTTCCCATAGCTGCTGCTGCGGCTCTAGCATAATTGCTAGTTGGATCTGATAACATTCTAATCTTATCGCTGTCATCGATTAAGTCGGCCCATTCATAAGAAGCAGTAGTTAGCATTCTTCGTGCATGGGGTGTTTCCATCAATGGTGTATCACCATGTCTGCTTGTTTTTACTTGAGCAGAGGCTTTACCAATTTGATCGAAAAAAGCTTTTTCCCCAGTTATGCTCTCTGTGTCTACTGCTGGTCTGAGAATAGATCCCATTTGTTGACTTAGCATAGTCACGTTTGAACTAAACTGTTGGACAAAACTTGTTGTGATTTGTGTACTCACAAACATTCTCCATTAGTTATTATTAAAAAAAAATCAAACGAACTGTTACCCTGTAAACAGGACACTTCTCTATTTAAGGTTAGTCACCTTTAGTTGTCGGAACTACCGGTAAGGGCTTTCGCTTATCTTACTATCATACATTGCTGCATAAATTCTATTACTCGTCTGGGTACATATACTCCATTAAACGAGACACCTCTTCTACAGTACGCTGATGATCAACATGAGATTTATTCCAGTATGGCCCTTTGTCTCTAGGGTCACCTCTTAATTTAGCAATCTCTGCTTCTGCGTCTGCCGGTGTAAATTCTTGTGGTTGTCTATCTCCTACAATTTTATCTTCGCCTATTTTATCTTTAATATACGATCCGATATTTGCTAGTGTTTTAACAAACTCCGGGTGGTTACCTAATGGTATACCGTCTTGCGTTACCATTGTATCAAACCCTTCTGGAGCAAATTGTGTTAGG